ATGACCGCGCTTGATCGCCTCACGGCTGGCCGGGAGACCCGGCCGGCCCTGGACACGACCGTCCCGATCCTGCCCGTGTGGCTGCGGGACCGGCTGACCTTCACGTCGACCGCGAAGCTGTGGGCCCGCCGGAACGCCTACCGCTCCGGCCGGTTCACCCTCCACCTGCCGGCGCTGCTGATCCTGCTCGTCCTGTACAGCCCGCGTGGCCTCGGTCGCATTGTGGGGGCCGTCGGTCGGTATTTGTACGATCACGATTCCGCGGAGGTCCGCCACGCCCACGCGGAGAAGGCGGAGACGTCCGACTACCTCAAGGCCCAGCGTGTCCGCCAAGCCAACTTGAGGGCCCGCTGGCTGGTCGCCGGCACCCTCGCGGTAATCCTGCTCGGCCCGGTCCTCGCTTGGACCGCGCCGCGGGTGCTGTCGGGGATCGTCGGTGCCGCCGTCTTCGTGTGGCTTGTGAAGCTGATCCCGGGCCGCGGCCTGACGGAGGTCGCGGTCGGCTTGGGCGCAGGTGTGGCCACCTGGTGGTTCCTGCCCTACGGCCTGGCCCTCATCCCCCGCCCGCCGGCGTGGGCCGTGGTGCTGGTCGTCGTCGCCTTGGTCCTCGCCCTCGGCTGGCACGGCCGGCCACGCGGCAAGAGCCTGCTCAAGGACACCTCGGTGAAGCCGGGGATCGTGGAACCACTCCGCGCCCCGGTAGTGACGGCCGCGCTGTGCGAGCTCGGCAACTCGAAGATGAAGGAGCCCGAGCAGATCCGGCTCCTTATGGACCCCGCCCGACAGGGGCCCGGGTACCAGATCGACCTCGAGCTGCCCGGCGCGGTGCCGGCCACGTGGGTGATCGAGCGTCGCGAGGAGCTGGCTGCCGCGCTCAAGAGGGAGCTCGGCACGGTGTGGCCGGCGGTGGGGAAGCGCAACGCCGCGCACCTCAGCCTCTACGTCGCCGATCAGCCGCTCGTCGAGGCACCGCAGAAGCCGTGGCCGCTGATGAAGCAGGGCGGGGTGGACCTGTTCCAGCCCGTTCCGATGTTCACCGACCAGCGCGGCGACTGGATCACGCTCACATTTGCGTACGCGAATATGGTCATTGGCGCTTTGCCGAGAATGGGCAAAACGTTCCTCCTGCGACAGGCGCTATTGGTGGCGGGCCTTGACGTCCGAGCGCGGGTTTATGCATTCGACGGAAAAGGCACTGGCGACCTCGCTCCGTGCGCGCTATACGCCCACTGCTACAGCGTGGGCGACGAACCCGAGGAGATCGAGCGGGTCCTGCTCAAGCTGCGTGAGCTGCGGCAGGAGATGCGGCGACGCGCCCGCGTGATTCGGGAGCTGCCGCGCGAGGAAGCGCCCGAGTCGAAGGTGACCAGCACGCTGGCGAACCGTCGTGACCTCGGCCTAGAGCCAATCGTCCTCGGAATTGACGAGACGCAAGCCTATTTCGAATACGGCGATAAGGGGAATAAGGAGCACAAGGCGATACGCGAGGAGCTGGCCGCAATTGTCACGGACCTCGTAAAAAGGGGGCCAGCGTTGGGGATAATTGTCATTCTCGCGACGCAGCAGGTGAACGCTCAGACCATGCCCACCACGATCTCGAACAACGCGGTGATCCGCGCGTGTTTGAAGATGTTCGGCCAGGACCCGAACGACCGCGTACTCGGGACCGGTTCCTACAAGCGCGGTATCGACGCGACGCAGTTCGCGCAGGAGGACCGCGGCCTTGCGTACCTGCGAGCCGAGGGCGACGAGGCACGGATCGTGCGGTCAGTGTTCGGGCTGGACGCGGTGGCGTCGGAGAAGGTCGGCGTCCGCGCCCGGCAGATGCGGGAGGCCGCGAACCGGCTCACCGGAGACGCTGACGACGAGGTGATCGAAGCCGAGGAGCAGCAGGTGGAGTTCCTCGCCGACGTCCGCACCATCATGGACAACGCCCGCACGGCGCGGATGCACCTCGGTGAGATCCGGGAGGCGCTCGTGGCGTTCCGGCCGGCGACGTGGCAGCAGCTGGACAACGACTCCGTGGGCGGTCTGCTCCGGCAGGCCGGCGTGCAGCCCGGGACGGTGTGGTCCCCGACGCTGCGGAAGGACGGCAAGGGCGTGAAGCGGGAGCAGTTGGACGTGGCCGCGACCGAGACGATCGGCGTCGGCGAGGACCTGACCGAGTCCGCTTGAACCTGACCGGCGGGTCAGGTGCCCGGTAGGGACGCTGACCTGCGGAAACGCTAGGACCTGACCGAGATCAACCAGGTTGCGGCACCCCTGATTCCGGCCCTCTGGGAGGGGTCGGGGGTGTCCGCGGCGGTCAGGTCAGGTCGCCCCCGGGGTCGTCGTTCTCGGCCAGCAGCAGGTTCCACGCCTCGTTCACAAGCCGGCGAGCCTGGGCGACCCGGGGAGCATCGCCGGCCCCCAAGAGGTACTGGAAGAGCGCTGCCCCGACGGCCTCCGTCGTGTCCTTGAGCTGCTGCTGCGGATCGGGGTTACGACCACGGAGCTTGATCGGGTGGTCACGCACGAATGGCGAGTCCGAAGGCCACGAGGCGACCACCTCGAGGCCCCCGAGGTCGGCTTCAGCGGCTGGAATCTCGGTGACTGTTGCGGACTCCGTCATCGTCGCGCTGTCTTGGCCGGAGTTGTAGACCACAACCTCGCTTAGCCGCGCCTGAGTGGCGGTGCCGTCGAGGATCGCCTGGACCGTGCCGGGCCTCCAGTGAAGTGAGGTGTCGAGCTTGGCGAGGGTGGACGGCCTGAAAGCGGCGTCGGGGCGGCCCTGCTCGATCGTGCGAATCGTCTGGTGGGAGGGGCCACCATGCTTGACGAGATCTTCCTGGCTGTAGCCGAGTTGGCGGCGGCGGCGGATCACAGCGTCGCCAAGTGCGCGCCTCCGATGACTGTCGTCCACGGCGACACCTTGTCAGCCGAGACCGACGAAAACGATCCCCTATTAGCGGACAGGCGCAAGTATCACCCGCTTGGCCTAGCGCGCACGCTTGCGGTAAAGATAGCGATCCCGCTAGCTTCGTCGCTATGAAGTCCGCTGGTTCCGCAAAGTCTCCACTTTGCCAGGATCCGCTCCACGGCACCCTCGGCGACGACCCCGACAGGCTCATCGACACCCGGCAGCTCGCGATCCTGCTGGACTGCGACGAGCAGACAGTTCGCGCTCTGGTCCGGCGGGGCAATGGCCCGGCCCGCATCCGAGTCACTGATCGGGTCATCCGCTACCGCGTCGGCGCAGTCCGCGAATGGCTGGACCAGCGCACGGAGCGTGCCGCGTGATCGAACCCGTAACCGACGACCTCGCGGCCTACGTCAAGGCGATCGTCGACACCGCCCCGCCACTTAGCGAAGAGCAGCGCAACCGCATCTCTGCCCTCCTCCGCGAGGAGCCGGGCACGGAGGCAACAGCCGCCGCTGCGTGACCCGCACGACCACCGCCTAACCAGCGGAACCTCCGGGACCTGACTCCCCACCCCGGAGATGAAAGACGCCCCCGAGGTGGGCTCGGAGGCGTCTGCGACACGAAGGAACCACCTTCATGTACCAGCACGATCGTAACTGCCCCGGAGGTGCCCGGTGAAGACGTACCGCCGTCACAACTGCGGCAGCCACCACCGCTCTCCGCGCACCTTCGCCAAGTGCGTGTGGAAGCGGGCGCACTGGGTCAACGGATCCGGCCCGTTCGCGACCGTCTCCTACTGCCGCGGTGTCACCGTGATGCTGCATGCCACGGAGACCAGCGCAACCGAAGCGCTCAACGGCATCGGGGCCTACGGCTGCGGCGGTGCCTGCTGCCGCCGGCACGACCTCGTCCGGTTGGAGGTCGCGTGATGACCGAGCAGCACATCCATGTCGGTGGCGTCTCCGTCGCCGTGACGGTCACCCCCGCCGACCGAACCAACTGCGCGACCCCGTCCCGCGCCGGCGACCACCCCGCTGCCTGGACGGTGACGCAGGTATCCACTCACGGCCCGGTCATCTGCTCGTGGTGCGAGCAGCACATGCCGGACCGGTTCCAGCACCTGGCCCGAGGTGCAGCATGACCGACGCACAGACGCGCGCGCTGCGGGTGCTCGATCAGCTGCCGCCGCACCTCAAGGTGGCGGTCGTCATCGACGCCGACAGCGGTGAGGAGGTCGCCTGCTTCGATGCAGCAACCCTCCACGACAACGTCAGGGCGGGCACCGCATCGCCCCACGACGTCCTCGAGCTGCTCGCCCAGGCCGGTGTACTCATTCCGAAGTCGGAGGCGGAGTGATGGACACCGACCTGTGGCTGTGCGACTGCGGGCGCGTCCACGTCGGAAGCGGTCCGCACCGTCGGATCCGTCGGCTGATCCGCCGCATCTGGACGGCGGTCACCCGATGACCGAACCGATCTACTCCTGGCACATCCTCGCCGAGCTCGCCGGCGGCCAGGGCCTCGACGGCTGCGCGATCTGCGGCGTCTCCTCGATCACCCACTGGCGCAGCCGGGGCCTGCACGAGCGGTGCGTACCGGCGATGGTGGAGCGCCTCGCTCCGTCCGTCGGGTGGGCGTTCGTCGGGGCCCAGACGCCAGCAGCCGGCCCAGCCGTCGAGAAGGGTCTAAGCACTGTTGAGACCCTCGATTCAAACGAGGGTGCCCCGGTCGACACAAGCGGTGTCCCTGCGGACGTCCTCGGCTGCATCCAGTCCGGCGCGTCGGTGCTGCCGCTCCACTGGCGCACCGACGAGGGCACCTGTTCCTGCGGCGCGGACTGCGGCAACAACGCAGCCAAGCACCCGCTCACCAGGAACGGGAAGGACGACGCCACCACCGACCCCGCCATCGTCGTGGAGTGGGCCGCGCGGTGGCCGCGCTGCAACTGGGGCATCCGCCCGCCCGAGGGGGTCGTCGTCGTCGACGTCGACCCGCGCAACGGCGGTCACGAAACCCTGGCGAGGCTGCAGGACGAGCACGGCGCGCTCCCCCGCACCCTCACCGCCCGCACCGGCGGCGGTGGTGTCCACCTGTGGCTCACCATGCACGGCCCGAGCCGCGGCCGGCTCGGCCAGGGCGTCGACATCAAGCGGAACAGCGGGTACCTCGTCGCCCCTCCAAGCGTGCACATCACGGGCGGGCGCTACGAGTGGGTCGACCGCCGGCCCTCCGCAGTCGCCCCCGCGTGGCTCCGATCTCTGCTCGACCCGACACCGCCCCGCCCGAGGAACGCCCCCACTACGGGCGACCTCGCCCCCCTGGTCAAGTTCGTTTCCGCTGCGCAGGAAGGCGAACGGAACCGCTCGCTGTACTGGGCAATGTGCCGCGCCGCGGAAGCCGGCCACGACCTCGCTCCCCTGATCGACGCAGGCATCGGTATCGGCCTCACCCCCCATGAGGCCCACGCTGCTGCTCGCTCCGCGCAAAGGACGGCCGCAGCGTGACCGGCAATGTCTTCGAGTTCGTCAACCCGGCTGCCCCCGAGCAGCCGGGGCAGCTCCCCAACATCCCGACGGACTTCTGGGAGGCACGCGAGGAGCTGCGCCACATCCGGCAGGCCGCCCACTCCCGGCTCCGGTCCGCGGACCTGGTCCTGCACGCGACCCTGGCGCGGATCTCCGCGATGGTCGACCCGGGTCTCGAGCTCGACACCGGCCTCGGCCCCGGCTCGCTGAACTACTTCGCCGCAGCCGTCGCCCCCAGCGGCGTCGGCAAGTCCACCGGCGCGCGCGCGGCGCGGAGCCTCGTCGACGTCCCGGGCTACCTCGACCAGCCCGCCGAGGACGGCAAGCCTGCCTTCCTCGACGGCATCGCAATCGGCTCCGGCGAGGGCCTGGCGGAGAGCTTCTACGGGACGGTGTGGCGGGAGATCCCCGGCGCGATCGACAAGCAGGGCAACCCCCGCACTGAGAAGGTCCGCACGCAGGTCCGGAAGCACGCCTTCGTCAGCGTCGACGAGGGTGAGGTGTTCACGAAGCTGGCCGAGCGGTCCGGGTCGACCCTGGCGACGACGATCCGGTCCGCCTGGCCCGGCGAGACGCTGGGGCAGGCCAACGCCAGCGAGGAACGCACCCGCATCGTGAAGGCTGGGTCCTACAGCCTCGGGCTGCTCGTCGGCTACCAGCCGTCGACCGCGGCACCGCTGCTCGCAGACTCGGACACCGGCACGACGCAGCGGTTCGCCTGGGTGGCCGGCACCGACCGGAACGGGCCGACCGAGCGGATCCCGACTCCGGGCCCGCTGAACCTGCGCCTGACGGACGAGTACGGCGCGCCCCTCACCGGGACCATCTCCGCGGCCGTCGAGATCCAGGAGGAGCTGTTCCGGCGGCAGGTCCGGCTCAACCGGGGCGAGGAGATCCCGGACCCGCTGAACAGCCACGAGAGCTTCATGCGGTCGAAGATGGCCGCGCTGCTGACCCTGCTCTCCGGCCGCACCCACATCGGGCTCGGTGACTGGGAGCTGGCCGGGATCTTGTGGGACACGTCGTGCGCCGTGCGGGACTCCCTGATCGAGATGGCCAAGGAGAAGAAGCGGGAGATGCAGCGGGTCGCCGACGACGCCGCGGTGGAGCTCGCTGCCAGGAAGGCGGACGTCACCTCGCCGGAGGCGGTGCAGGTGCGGCTGCAGCGGGTCGCGAAGGTCCTGGTGAACAGCCTCAAGAACGCCGGCGGGGAGATGACTCGCAGCAAGGCGAAGCACGCCCTCGCGTCCCGCGATCGGTTCATGTTCGACGTCGCCGTGGAGTTCGCCGAGGCGAAAGGCTATGTGACCGCCACCGAGTACGGCATCCGGCTGCGGGTCGCCTGATGACCACCACACGAGGAGTGACCATGAAGATGTCGGCCCGCGAGGAGGCCCAGTTGCGTGACCAGGTCGCGCGGGCTCAGCTCGCAGAGAAGGTCCGCCGCGACGCCCGTAGCGGGTGTCGTGCCTGCTGGGCGATGGGTGAGCTCGGCAGCGACGACCTCTGCGCGAAGCACGAGCGCATGCCCCCCGAGGTCCTCGTGAACGAGTTCCACGAGGACACCATCTCCGTCCGCGCCCGGAAGCTTGACCGCGACGTCGAGGAGGCCCGGCGGCAGCTCCTCGAGCAGCGCATGCGCACCCGCCGTTCGATCACCCGCACCCCGAGGAAGGCCGCCTGATCGGGATGGCCCGCTAGTCTCTGCTCGTCCCGCTGAACAAGCGGCACCCTCGGCCCCGGACGCTCCGCACAGGAGCCGCCGGGGCCGAGCTGCGTCCGAACGGGCTCGCAAAAATTGCCGACGACGTGCGCCACATGCAGTTGGTGACGGAGCTCAATGCCCCGTGTGCCAGAGTTCGTCCGCGCCAACGAGGAGCCGAAGGGGTTCGGCGTTGACTCGGATGCGTGGCCCCGCGAGGGGCCTGGCGGCGGAGGGAAAAGGATCTGGGGGGCCGTTGGGGGCCTCGGCCAGTCGCCCGGGCTTAAGCCGGGGAATGCAAGCTACCTCCGCCGCCAGCATTCACTGATCTGCAGGTCGGCGAAGCTCCACAAGGTCGCGGCACACCTCGACAGCCTTCGCGCGGATCCGCACGTCCAGGTCACCGAGGCGTAGCGCGATCTCGTCGAGGACCGACGCCAGCCCGAACGCCGGGTCCGGGTTCGTCCGGCCCGCGTACTGGTCCATGACGGTGTCGTGGCGCAACTGCCGGGCGGCGCGGTTGATGAGATCGCGGTCGGCGGACAGCTGCTGCCAGACGTCGCGTTCGTGCATGGCTCCCCCAGGGGGTCGTACGGACCGGGCACCCGGGGGAAGCGGGCCGGCCAATCCTAGGCCACCCGCCGGGCCTGCTTCTCGGCTCGCTTCCGCGCCGCCCACTCGGCCTGCTTAGCGGCCCCGCACTTCTTGCACAGGTACTCCGTCGACGTCCACTCGCGGACTCCCTTCCCGAACTCCTCGCGCGGCTTCGTCTCGTGGCACTTGAAGCAGGTGACCCGGTTCGGGTCCTCGACCTTCACCGCCGGGTGCGCCCGGTACCGCGACGACGTCACGAGGTGGCCGGCCCACACTCCTGCACCGTCCGGTGTCGTGGGCGCAGCCAGGGCGACGGCATCGATCATGTCGAGGCAGACGCTCTTGACCGGGCACACGTCGCACACCTGCGCGGCTGCCCACAGACGAGCTGCTCGCTCCTGCTTCCCCTCGGGGTGCTCGTCGTCGGAGGGATCGAACAGATGTGCCGACTCCAGCGTGCACGCCGGGCGGGCCGACATCGCCGCGAGCTCTCGCAACTGCCTCGGAGGCGGAGGCGGCACATAGACGAGCTCGGCAGGTCCGGGTTCCCCGAAGTCGCTCCAGTGCTGGTAATGGGTGTGGCACCAGCCGTAGGCGTGCACGGTTGTCGACGGGCAGCCTTCGACCTTGCACTTCGCGGGTCGGTACGAGTTGATCCGGTAGGGCCGCGCCTTGACCGGCTTCGTCCCAGCGCGGGAGTGCCGGAAATGGGGCCAGCACAGCCCGTCCGCCCACAAGTCATCCGACAGGCAATCCTCGTGCCCGCAGGTCAGTCTCGTGTCGCCCATGCTCCCGTCCCCCGCCCGTCGCCCTACATCAGCGGCGGCGACCCTGCCGCCATAGCAGTGCCCCGAGAGCGAGGCCCTCGACGCACGTGACCGCTACCCACACCCACAGCGGGACGGTCTCCGCCAGCCACGTCACGGCCCGATCCACGAGAGGTTGATCCGACCCCAGCCGGCCCCGTTGTTGGCCTCGAGGTCCTTGGCGCTGCCGGAGTTCTGGAACACGCGCACGTCCACGTCCGCGGCGGTCGTGTTCTCGTCGCCCGGGTTGATCCGGAACACCGCCGACAGGTTGTGCGTGATCGGGGAGGTGCCGGCCAGCAGCGCGCCCTGAGACGCCTTGCCCGCGGTAGCGACGTTCAGCCGGGCGTACCGCTCTCCCGTGGAGTTCGACGCGAACCGGACCGTCGTCGAGACGAACCAGCGGCCGGGACGCTGCAGCCGGAAGAAGTGCCCCGGCCCGGTGGTGCCGCGGACGACCAGCGGGGTGGTCTGGTTCGCCTGCCCGAACGCGACGATCGTGTCCCCGTTGTTCGGGATCGACTGCGTGGCGCTGGCCTGGTACTCGGCATCCGACCCGACCGAGCCGGTCGCCGCGACGTACCGCCACGCGGAGCCGTCGTAGATCGCGACCATCTGCGTGTCGGTCTCGAGGATCCACTGACCCGAGTGCCCCGTCGGGCGCGTCGTGGAGGTGCAGACGTAGGTCGACAGCTGCGACGCCCGCAGCTTCTGTCCCGCGGCGTAGGCCATGAGTGATCCCTTCTAGAGCGCCAGCACGGCCTGCCGCCACAGATCCACCGCGGCACCCGCGGGGATCGAGACGGTGAGCGCGTCGCACGTGAACGTCTGCGTGGTGCCGGTCCCGGTGCAGGCGGTGGCCCGGACGGGGTTGCCGCCGACGTCCAGCCACATCGGGAAGTCGTCGGCGGTCGTGGTCCAGCGGGGCCCGGACGGGGTGGTGACCGAGAGGCTCGTCTGCCCCGGTGTGCGGGCGGTCGCGAGCGTGGAGCCGTCCGACGTAGCGCGTGCCGCGTCCGTCCCCGTGTAGCCCGTCTCAGACGGGATCGCGGCCACGTTCCACGGGGCGGCCGGGGAGCAGGCGAGCTCGGACCGCCAGCTGCCCGGAGTGATGGTCAGCTTCACGCCCTCGATGTGGAGCAGCAGGTCACCAGTCGACACCCCGGGCAGGACCGCGCCGGGGTTCGTGATGGTGATCCGGTTCCCGGGGGTGAGCGGTGCCGGCAGGTTCGCCAGCAGCGTCGGGGTGGCGCGGTAGTCCAGCCCGATCTCCGGCCAGCGGTAGCCGGTCTGCGTACCCAGGTAGACGCGCCACTGCGCGTAGGCCAGCGCGTCGCCGTCCGAGGGGGCGTTGACCTCCACCGAGTCGTCGTACACGCCGACCGCGTTGATCCCGGCCGGGCCGGTCACGTCCTCGAACGTGACCTCGCTGCCCTGCGGGCGCGATGCGGTGACCCGGTTCCGGAGGCGCTGGTCGTCGTCAACCGGGCCGAACGGCTCCACCACCTGCGTGGCCGCCACGGTCAAGTCGACGGTGGTGTTCTCGAACTCCCGCTTCGGCACCCACGTGAGCCCGGGCCCGAGGCCGTCGTACAGGAACCCGGCCTCGACCTGCTCGGCCTCGCGGAGGATGTCCAGCGCGGTCGACACCGGCTGCGCCCCCATCGGCGGCGACCCGGTGGTGGAGGTGCCGCCGATGACCGTGACGGCGATGTCCTCCTCGGCGGTGACCCGCTGCACTCGCGCGGACGCCGGCTCTCCCGCGTACCCGGCCTGCGGGGGGTACGTCAGCCCCATCCCGGCCGAGGTGTACGACGAGGTCACGTACACCTGCGAGTAGTTCACCTTGACGTCGTTGCCGGCGATGGAGCCGAGGGTGATCGCGGTCGGCCTGGTGCGGGGCACCGCGGACGCGGTCAGGGTGTAGTTCTGCAGGTAGATCGTGCGGGCTGTGTCCAGTGGGTCGGGGAGCCCGCCGAAGTAGACGGTCGTCCCGTCGGTGGAGAGGATGAAGTGGTACCAGCGGGTACCGCCGGCGGTCCAGTCGCGGTAGCCGATGCCCTGGAACCCCAGCCACTGCTCCCCCGCGGGCACGTTCCCGGAGTACGCGGTGATCTGCGCGCCGGGGTCGCCGCCGTTCAGGGTGAACAGCCGGATGTTGATGTAGGCCCCGGCGGACCCGAGCATGTCGATCCGCACGAAGCGGTCGCCGTCCACGGCGTGGTCGAACAGCATCGAGAAGCCGACAGCCCACGACGTGCCGAGGGACTGGTACCGGATGGGGGCGACCATCGCGCCGCCCTGCGTGAGTTCCACGGACCCGGCCGCACCGGACGGGGCATCGTCCGAGGCGGACACCTTCGCCGCCCCGGTGGAGCCAGCCTGGTAGACCATGCCCGGCCCGCCGTCAACGCCAGAGAGGCCGAGCACCGACGTCGACGAGGTGGTCTCCAGCGGCCACCACTCGACGAGGTCAGAGCGGGTCGGCAGGTAGCGGGTCATCGCGGACCGCTCGGTGCCCTTGCCCTGGTTGAGCCGGCGCAGCACCCCGTTTGCGGTGAGCGCCACGGTGAGGTTGTCCCCGCCCGGGGTGAACGTCGGGGTCCACGAGGTGGCGTATCCCTGGAACAGGACCGTGGAGTTGAGGCGCACCCGCATGGGCACGTTGCGGCGGACGTTCGGGTAGTTCGGGCCGGGCCCGGTGAGGTATCGGCCGTCAGGGTTGGACAGCACCACCTGGCAGGAGGCGGGACCGGAGACGGACTGCTCGTCCTGCCGTCCGTTCTGGATCTCGATACCGGCCTCGGTGCGGACGTCGGAGGTGATGTCCGTCCACGTCCAGCCCGAGCCGGCGGAGTCGGTGAGGTCGGCACCCCAGGCGACCTCGACGGCGAGGCTGTAGCTGCTCGACCACGGGATCGTCCACGCCATGTCAGGCCACCTGCAGGACGCCGGTGCGGATGAGCTTCTGAATCATGGTCGCGACCGCGGAGTCTCCGTTTCCGACCACCTGGACGGTCACGCCCCCTTGGTTCGTGCCCGCAGCGGGCGATACAGGGCCGCTTGAGAAGCCTCCTGCGACGTTGACCGAGCCGTTGAACTGTCCCTGGGCGGCGGACATCATGCCGTCCACAGCGCTTCTGACGGACGGGACGCCGGCGAGGATGCCCTGCCCGAAGTCGGTGGCGAGGGCGCGACCCGAGTTGTCGGTGTAGCCGGACCCGGAGAACGGGCCTTCCTTCGCCGGCGAGAACGGGAACAAGTTGCGGATCGAGGAGAGGACCCCCGACACCTTGCTGGTCAGCCAGCCGACCATGCTCGAGATGCCGTTCCACAGGCCCTCGAGCAACGATCGGCCCGCGTTCACCAGCAGCCCGCCGAGGTTCCCGAGCGCGCCCAGGATCATCCCCGGGATGCCGCGGATCCACCCGACCATGCTGGTGAAGGCGTTGACCGCCCCGTCCTTCGCCCCGTTGAACCAGCCCGAGATCATCCCGGGCAGGTTGCCGAACCAGGAGATGATCCCCTTCACGGTGTTGACCGCCCCCGTGATGAACGAGGCGATGAACGAGAACACCGAGGACACGACGCTTGAGATGAGCTGGATCGCGGGGACGACGAGGCCGGTGATGACCGGGGCCAGGACCCCGGAGAAGATCGAGGCCAGGAGCTGCACCACCGGCACGACGACGCCCGCGATGATCGAGGCCAGCGGCGGGAGCAGCGCCGTGATCAGCTGCATGATCGGCGGGAGCAGCGGCATCAGCGCCTGCAGCAGCGTCATCGCCGCACCGACCAGCACCCCGATCACCGGCGACAGGATCGTGATGGCCTGAGTCAGCGCCCCGCCGAGCTGCATCGCCATCTCGCCGAGCATCGGCGCGAGCTGCTGGATCACCGGCAGCATCTGCCCGAGCAGCGAGGAGATCAGCGGGGCCAGCGCCCCGAGCAGCGGGGCGATCGCTGCGGCGAGGGTCTCGATCAGTGTCGCGATCACCGGCAGGATCGGGGACAGCCCCGACACCAGCGCCTGGATGATCGAGGTGATCGGCGGGCCGAGGGTGAGGAACGCCTGCGACAGGCCCTGCCCGAGGATGTCGACCAGGCTGACGACGAACGGCATGAGCGCGTTGAACGCCGGCCCCAGCCCCGTCACGAGCGAGGCGAGCAGCCCGCCGATCGGGCCGAGGAGCCCCTGCAGCGTGGTGCCGAGGGTGGACAGCACCGCGCCGGCCGGGCCGGCCGCGGTGGAGATCGCCATGAAGAAGTCGGACAGGCCACCACCGAGGCTGGCCAGCAGGTCAGCGAGCCCGTCCATCACGGGGCCGGCGGACTGCAGCGCGGTGAGCATGCCGGGCATCGCCTGGACGGCGAACCCGGTGACGCCCTCGGTGAGGGTGGTCAGCAGCGGCCCGACCGCCTGGAACGCCTGCCCCAACGCGGGGGCGAGCTGGTCGAACGTGGTCCGCAGCTGGGTGGCGATGTTCGTGAACACCGGGACCAGCGGCGCGGCCAGCTGCTGCGTCTGCTTGACGACGTGGTCCTTGAGCCCGGTGAACGCCGCCGACACCTGCGCGTTCGACTTGAGCGCCGCTGCGGCGATGCCACCGAACAGGAGCGGGACCGCGCCGAGCGCGCCACCGATCGCGACACCTGCAGCACCACCCGCTACCGACAGCCCGCCGAGGGCGAACGTCGATGTCTTGAGCGCCCCACCGAGCCCAGCCAGCCGGGACTCGGTTTCTTGGACCTTCTGATTGAGGTCCTTGGTGTCGCCGACGAAGGTGAGAGTGACCTTGTTGCCGGCCATCAGCGGGGGTCCAGACCGGCGGACCGGGCGAGGTTCTTCAGCTCGTCCTGGTAGGTGTCGAGGACCTGGTCCTTGTGCTCATCGAACGCGGCCCAGATGTACCGGCCCTTCTTGATGAACGACCTGGTCGTCGGGTTCGCGGTGTGCTTGTTGATCGTGCCGCCGAAGTCGAGCCACGGGAGATAGGGGAACCTGGCGGAACCCTCTGACACCCTCACCGCCGACTGGGTGGACGCCTTCCGTATCGACGAGGAGGCGTGCCCACCGCGCCCGGGACCAATCGGAACCCGCGGCTTCGCAGCCGCCACGACGATCTCCGCCGCCTTGTTACCGGCGGTGCGGACCCCCTTCGGCAGCGAGCCGTCGAGCTGCTTGAGACCGCGCCGGAACTCGCGGAGCCCGGTCACCTTGACCTCGGACACGTCACCTCCCCTTCGCTGCCAATTCCTCGCGCTGCCGGCGCAGCGAATGCCAGGCGACCCACTGCACGTATTCGGCGTTCGGCATGCGCTCCCGCATTTCCCACACCGGCATCCGGAGCCGGTCGGCTAGGAAGAACTCGAAATCCGAGTCGTCTGCGCCGCTACTGAAATCGGGCCATCTCGGTGCCGACCGCGCGGACCTTCATCCCGGACAGCTCGAGGATCACGGCCTGGATCGGCTCGAGCCCCCCCGCCGGCGCGGCCTGCTGCCACTGCGCGACCTCGTCCTCGGTGAGGGCCGGGTCGACCATCGCGGTGGCGAGCAGCACCCGCTCCATCCCGACGGCGTCCAGGTCGCTGCGAGACTGGATCGACAGAGCCTCGGCCCGGGTGAGGCCACGGACCTCGACCTTCCCGACGCCGTCGACCTCGACCCGGCGGGTGCCGAGGCCGCGGGAGGCGAGGAGCTTCGCCTTGATGTCCTCGCTCATACCTGGGCCCCCACCGTGACAGCGCCGGAGATGGTGAGCTCGGCTTCCCAACTGATCATCTCGTCGACCGGGACGGACTCCTTGTAGCTCTTCACCAGGACCTGGCAGGACGACTCCGGCTTACCGGTGCCGACACCCTCAGGCCGGTACTTGAGCGCCACCGTCGTGCCGAGCACCGCCTGCACCGCAGCACGCGGGCCAGTCAAGGCCGTGTTGTCATAAATTCCGGCGAGCTTCACCGAGCCATCGGTGAGACCACCCGCGTAGACATGACCGGTCGCGCCGAACGTCGTGACGTCGTGGTCGTCGGCGGTCTGCTCGAACTCGATGCTGTTGCAGAACGCCGAGCAATCCTTGGTCGCCAGCAGGACCGATCCGGACTTACCGTGAACCGTCGCCATAGCTAGGCCCCTGTTCCTTCGATATCGATGCTGAAAGTCGCGGCCAGGTACGCCTTGCCCGCGATAGTGGAAATGCCGAACTCAATGGACTCGACGCGGAGCGAGTCCCACGCCTTCACAGCCGGCGGGGTCGGAGACCACCCCTCGAGGACCTGCTTGATGGACTCGGGGCCCGAGCCGTCCGCGTACTTCGCGAGCCGGTCACGGGAGGACCGGGCATCGGCTCGGCCGACGACCACGATCAGCGGGATCGTGAAGCGGTCCGAACCGCGCTGCATCCCCGTGTCGAACAGGTACTCGTCCGGCCACCCGACGATCGCGGCCGGCGGGGTGACGTTCTCCGCGTAGTAGGGGTGGGCCCGAAGATCGGGGATGGTGGCGGCAGCGTCGCCGAGCTGGTCCATCACCTGCGAGAGCAGCATCAGGCCGTCCACCACTTCCGCGTGAACGGCTGCAGCAGCACCGCCACGTCCGGGTCGACCTTCGCCAGCAGGCGGAGCTCCGAGCCGGTCTCCGGGGAGCCGGCCACACCGAACGGGGCGTCCCGCCGGGCGTGGAACCGAGCCGCCTGCATGAGCGTGGCCTGCCGGATGGCCTCCGGGAACTCCGTCCAGCCCCACCGCGACGTGATCCGGACAGCGTCCGGGCGCAGCGGCAGAGCCTGCCGGGACACCAGCTGCGTCCACGGCCGGCCCGACATCGGGGCGTTCGACGGGCCCCACGACCAGGACGTGATCGTGGTGGCGAACCCGCCGTCCCCCGCGAAGTCCGCCGCGACGACGATCGGCACGGTGCCGGTCGACGGGAAGAACGGCGGGTACGAGGGCGGGTACGTCCCGTCGCCGGGGACGTACATGGTGTCGTCCACGTCCACGACGTGGCGGCCGTGCTCGTCGACCCGCGCCGTGTAGACGCGGGGCTTCGCGACGTCGTCGATCCCGAACTGCCGGCGGCAGGTGTTGTCCACCGCGCGTGAGGCGGCGGAGATGGCCAGGGCGATCTGACCGTCGTCAGCGGTGTCGCCTACCCGCAGGTAGTCGCACAGCTCGCCTACGGTGCAGTAGTCAGGGTTCCAGGCCATCTCCGCCGCCTCGTCTCGGGGAGCGGATCAGGCAGCGGTGATCTGCAGGCGCTTCACCGACGCACCCGCGTAGCGGGTCAGCACGCCGACGTACCCCCAGACACCGAGGCGGATCGTCTCGGGGCCGTCCGGCTCCTCGTAGCGGAACCGCAGCGTCTGCGACTCGAACAGCACGGTGTCCGCGGCGCGGGCGACCAGGATGCTCTCCGGGTACTGGGTGACGCCGTCCGAGGCGATGACGTTGAGGCCGAGGATGCTGCCGTCGCTTGCGATGGTGCCCTGACCGAAGGCGTTGACCGTGCCGTAGGAGGCGACCGGGATCAGCGGGCGACCCGTCGAGTCGGTCATCGTCAGCCAGGTGCTGTAGCGGGACACCGAGCCGATCAGCAGGTCGGCCGGGAGCTTCCGGGCGTTTCGCACCGCAGCCGCAGCACCAGCCAGGTCCTTGAGGAACGGGATGTTCCCGCCGGACTGCGTGATGGCCGTGTTGTAGGCGGACTCGGTGGCGTACGTCGCGGTGGCGGTGCCGGCCGCGGTGACCATCGAGGCGACAACGCGAGCCTCGACCGAGCTGTTGTAGGCGGCGATCAGGTCGCCGTAAATCAGCTGGTCAATCGCCGGCGACGAGGCGTCGAGCAGCTGCCGCGACACCTTCTGCCCGCCGACCACGGTGCTCGGGGTGACGGTGTCGACACCGGTGTTGTAGGCGTCGGTCCACGAGGTGGTGGCGTTCTCCGCAGACTGGGTCGCGACCGAGGTCGGGGCCGTCTGCTTCGGCAGGGTGATCGGCCGGGGGTCGTTGCCGAGGTTGACGTGGCGGACCGCGTCGGCGACCCGGCGGGTCTGGCGGGCCACGGTCGCGTACTCGTCCGACAGCCACTTCGGGGGCAGGATGCCGGAGCCGTTGGTGCCGGTCGACAGTGCGCGCTGGTGCTCGCTCAGGCGCTGCCGGGCGTCGCCGTCGTCCTCCTTGGCCCGCATGAGGTCCGCGAAGAACGAGCGGGTGCCGCCCTCGGCCTCGGAGCGGTAGTGCCCGGGATCGCGGTCGACAGCCTGGGTGTTGGACACGGCGCGGGTCTGCTCCGCGGCCTGGTCGATCTTCGAGCCGAGCTCGGCGACAGCAGCGGACCGCTGCTCGATCTCGACGAGGGCCTGGATCTCGTCGGCGATCTTCTTGGCGGTCTCGCCCTGCTCCTTGACGGAGCGCAGCTCGTCCTCGCTGAGGTCGCGCTCCTCGCTGGCAGCGCGGGTCTGGACACCTTCGATGGTGGAACGGAGCGCCTCGTACTGGTCGCGCTTCGCCTTCAGGTAGGGGTTCACCGGGTTTCTCCACGGGTCTCACGGAATGGGGAATCTCCGAGGGACCGGTGGGCCGGTGAACACGCTCGACCGGAGGTGTCCGCATCTCCATGAGTGGCGGAGGGGTCCTGCCGTGCGGCCGGGGGGCCGGTATCGCGTCCTGATCAGATTATCAGTAGGTGGGACCGAGATCCCACATACTGAGATTCACATTGGTAACAGTGTCGGGAGTGAGGCGAGGATCTGACGGGCCTCGTCCAGGCGCAGCGGCTGCACGGACCGGACCCCCATCGCCACCGCGAAATCGCCGTACGCGCCCTCAGGAACCACGGAAAGTTCCCGCAGCGTGGCGGTGACCCGCTCGACGATGCCGCCGGACAGCCGCCGGTTCTGGCCCTCCTGGAAGCCGATGGACACCTGGTCCAGCGCGCCGTCACGGAGCAGTTCGAGGGTGTCGTTGCCCATCGCGGTCTTCGCCACCCGAGCCTCGAAGTACAGGCCGGCGGCGTCGTCCCGCAGCTCGAGCACCTTCCCGATGATCTGCCCGCCCTGCGCCTGGTGGTCACGGGTGAACGGCACCCGGTGCCCACTCGTCAGCTGCTTCGCGAACGCACCCCGGGCGAACTGCTCGGTGAGGCCGGCGTGGATCCGCTGCGGCCGGGAGTACGGGACCGCGATGCCGTGCACCGTGCGGCCGTCCCCGCCCGAGCGGATCTCGATGTCCGGGGCGAAGGTGCGGGTGAGGACCTCAGTCACGCGACGGTCACTCCCTCGTCCTCGTTCTTCGGGGCGTCGGGGTCGACGTCGGCGAGGCCGCGGTGGGTGTACCAGTGCGCCTCGCACAGACCACGGTGGGCAGCGTCGTGAACGCAGCCGGGGAGCTTGCAGGACCCCTGCTTGGCGTCGGGCTTCGCCTCGGCCGGCCGGGTGTCCGTCTTCTTCGTACGAGCTGCAGCCATCGTGATCATCCCTTCCCTACGGGGTTCGTGCCCTTGCGTTCTCCGGGCCAAATCCCGAAGACATCGTGAAACCACTGCGAGGCGATCCGCTTCGCGCGGGTCGGCCCCACGTGCTTGACCAACTGCCGGTACAGCGCGGTCCAGGGGTGCGCCTTGCCCGCCCACTTCGCCAGACCCTCGCCGTGCTTCCAGTACCGCTCCAGCGCGTTCACGTCCGCCGCGGACCGGTCCTCCCCGAGCTCGGCCGCCCACTGCGCTGCGTCCTCCGGCGTCGGGTCCTCGTCGTCCTCGGCCGACTGCAGCGCCTTCTCGTCGATCCCGTCGACCGGGGGCAGGTCCTCCAGCCCGCGCGCCTCACTCGGCAGCAGGAAGCCGGCGCGGATCCCGATCTCGTGGGCCTGGTAGCGGGTCATCGTGTCCGACCGCAGCAGCCCGTCGAGGTTCAGCTTCGCCCACGTACCGCGCGGCAGGGCGGTGGAGAACGCCTGCTCAAGCCGGGAGATGTGCCCAATCAGGGAGAACCGGACGAGGTTGGTCGCCTCGGACTCCAGGTTCGAGTAGGTCATCGAGTCGCCCGAGGAGACACCGAGCCACGACGGGGACAGCCCGAAGATCAGTGCGATCTGGTGGAGGCTGTACTTCCGCGCCTCCAGCAGCTGCGCCTCCGTCGGGTTCCACGCCACCGGCGTGTACTCCATCGAGGAGTTGATGATCTGTAGCCCGCGGGTCCGCTGGTTCGCCTTCCACCCGGCGGCGACAGCGCGGGCGTCGCTCTCGTCGAACGCCGGGTCGGTCGACTTGAGCACCCCGGACGGGACCGCGGCGGTGTCGACGGACCGGGCCTGCTCGTCGAGCTGGTCCGCCAGCCGCAGCGACTTGGACAGGTGCGCCTCGAGGACCGACATGCCGCGCAGTGCACCCGGGCGGGACGGCCCCTTGACGTGGATGACCTCGTCGGCCGGGTAGAGGTCCTGGCCGATCTGGTAGATGACCTCGCCCTCGGTGAAACCGATCTCACCGCGGCCCGCGCGGCGGACCTGCACGCTCTCCGCCGGGACCAGCGCGACCGATGTGGGGTAGCCATCCCGCCCGCGCGACGCGATCAGGCCGATCGCGTTGCCGCGCCACACGAGGTCCAGCACCACCGAGGAGAACGTCGTCACGGCGGTGTCCGGCGGGGACGGCTGCAGCAGCAGCGGTGGGGTCGGCAGCCGCTCCTGCACGCCGGCCCGGTCCCGCAGCACCTGCCACGGCAGCGACCCGAGAAGGTCGGAGATCAGCAGCGACGCCCGCCACGCGCCGGGCAGGCTCATCGCGCCGGAGTACGCGCCGTGCGACCAGTCCGGGCTGAGGCTGTCGACCACGAACGTCTGTGACGCCCCGGTCGTCGTGTCCGTGGCCGTGTACTGGACGGCCCGTGTGAACAGGTCAGCGAACCCCATCGGTCACCGCCTCACGCCGCTTCGCGACGAGCTCGAGCCCGGTCGCGAGGGCCAGCACAGCGGTACCGCCGGCGAGGAGGAACCAGCCGAGCGGGAGCAGCAGCCACAGCCCGGCGAGCATCGCGAACACCGCGACCGCCTGCGCGAACACAGCCGCGCCCTGCATGAAAGTCATCAGACCTCTCCGGTGTAGAACACCCGCGAGCGCGGAACGGGGACGGGAACAGGGGCGGTCCGGGCGGCGTGCACCGCACCAGCGACCGCATAAAGGGCGTCCACGTGGCCCCCAGAGCGGGTGAACCGCCACGAGTCGCCCGACCACGCCTTGCCCGCGCCGGCGACGTGAGCGTCCAGCAGTGGGTCACCGGGGTGCCGCACCTGCCGGGCAGTGACGAGAGTGGCGAGCTCCTGGCAGCACTCCGCCACCTCTGCACCCTTGATCTCCACGGTGTCCAGGGAGCGAAGGTCCGCGGCGAGGCCGGCGGCCGGGCCGGACGGGAACCACGCCACCGTGCGCGGCGCGATCCGGGCGAGGATCCCGGGCAGCTCCCGGCGGGCCGCTGTCACGCTCTCCCACGCTGCGAACACCTCGACCCGCACCGACCCGTCGTCGAGCTGCGCCGCACCTGCCAGCGTCACGTGAGCGCCATCAGGGGCGACGTCCACGCACGCGGCCACCCGGTCCCGGAAGGGGGCGAGGGTCGCTGTGTGGTCGACCGACGCCTGCCACGCCACCAGGTCCACCGCGGAGTCGAGTGCGTCAACCCGGCAGCAGAGCGATTCCGTCCTGAACCGAGCCGCCGGCGAGGTCATCATGTCCGACCGGATCGCCGCCTCGGAGACGGTGTGCCCCAGCCCGGGGTTCGCCTGCGCCCACGCATGCGGGTCGTCGAGCTCGCAGTTCTCCGGAGCCGACCACTCGAAGATCCCAAGCGTGGGGTCCGAACCACTCAATGCCGTGGAGCGGAGCGCGTTCAAAACGACCGAAGCCGTCTCGCCCGCGTTGCTGATCCCGAGGATCAGAGCGTTCGCCTTCGCGGTCGTCGTCTTGCTCAGCGCAGCCCACGCATCCCAGGTCCGGTGCTCCCGCAGCTCGTCGAGCAGCAGCAGATCCACCGACAGGCCACGGCCGGCCGACCGGGTCGCAGCGGAGATCTTGTAGCGGGCCCCGTTCGTCAGGGTCAGCGTCTGCTCACCGTTCGCGTGTCGGACGTTGTCCAGCTCGGCGCGGAGGTCGTCGTCGTCCTGGACGATGTCGACCGCGCCCTGCCACGACTCCCGGGCGACGTCGAGGCTCTGCGCGCAGCCGAGGACCAGCTGAGCGCGACCGGTGAACATCATCCAGAGCGCCAGCAGCTTGCAGAGGTAGGTTTTTCCGTTCTGCCGCCCGACCAGGAGCAGTACGGTTCGGAACCGGAACCCGCCGTCCGGGCGCAGCTCGAGCGCGCGGATCAGGAACTCCTCCTGCCACGGCAGTGGCTCGACCCCCAGCACCTCGCGGGAGAACCGGGCAGCCTCGAACCCCAGCGACGTCTCCGGCGTCAATGGGCGCAGCGGCTCCGTCGACAGACGCGGCGTCGGGATCCCGACCAGCTGGGTCGTGGTCACGCACCACTCCGGAACTGCGTCAGCCGGCTGTTCGCAGCCGGGCGGCCCGGGGGCAGCTTCACCCGTGACGCGGACGTGGCGTGCAGCGAGGCCAGCACCGCCTCCAGCCGGGCACCCAGCTCCTTGAGTACGGCCTGCTCGGCGAGCTTCGCCTTGAGCGCGGACACCTGCTCGACGAGCTCGGTCTCCTCCTCAGCCGCCTTGACGGCCCGGAGGACGCGGTCCGCGGCGGACGAGGCAGCAGCAGCCTGATCAATCCGGCGGGCGTACGAGCGAGCGAGGGCGGCAGCCGCCTGGTCGCGCGGATCCAGATCGAGAGCAGCAAGGGACGCCTCGACTTCCGGGAGCAACTTCCCGGAGTCCGCCTGGTCCGCGCCCATCCCACCTCGCTTCTCACGCTTTAGGACCAGTATCCCACATTGTGAGACCCGTTCGGGCGTAGGAGCGGGTCACGATCGGATGCGTGTTGAACCGGACGTGACGATCATGCCCCTGACCTGCGGAAACTTCAGGGAGAGAGGAACACGCGGCGGGTGTCCTGGCCCCCCTGTCGGCCCCCAAAAAACCGCAGGTCAGCGGGCTGCGGTTGATCAATCACCACCAGGCGCGCGGCTGGGGTGCCGGGTCGGCTTTCGAGGGGTCCCCTGCCTTGAGGTTGCAGCTCCTGCATGCGGCGATCAGGTGGCTCGGGTCGTCACCTGCTACCTCTCGGGCGACGGTGTGGTGGACGTGGTCGGCCTTGCTCGTGCAGCCACTGAGGCTGAGCCGGCATCGGTAGCTGTCACGGGCCAGCACTAGGGCACGGGTCTGCCGCCATGCGCGGGTGCTGCCCTTCTTCCACCTCTTGGACACAGCATCAGGCTATGGCGGGGACACTCGGGGACATCGTGTCCCAGCCCATTCCTGCAGGTCAGACAGGGTGGGACATCGGGGACACGCTTGTCCCACCCCCCCTGTCGCGTGAGTGGGCGCGGGCTCGGTTGTGGGTCTTGCCAGCAGGCGTCGAATTCGGCCTCTGACCTGCGTATATATATAAATGATCTTGATCTATTTTCTTTCACTCGCGTAACACGCGAGGCCGAGCGACAGAGGGGGGGTGGGACAAAAGTGTCCCCGTTGTCCCCGACCCTGTTTCCGCAGGTCAGGGGCTGGGACACGGCTGGGACAAAGTGTCCCCGTTGTCCCCGCCTGTCCCCGCGTCCCCTACTGCTTCCACTCGATCCGCACGGCACGCGGGTCGAAGTAACCCTTGCCGGGCTGCCAGCCGGGAGGCCGCCCTTTGGGGGCAGGCATGAGGGTCACGTCCATCAGGCTGCGGACGACCGCCTTCCGCTTCCCGACTCCTGCGGCGTTCCATGCGGCCCGCACGTCGACAGCGTCCGCGATCCCGACGAGCGGTGAGACGCCCGTGTGCGACGCGATCTCCGCGTCCAGCTCCTCACTCTCGGCTCGCAGCTCCGTGGTCGCCTCGGTCAGCTGAGCGCCCGTGATGACGCCTCTCCCGAACAGGGCCGCCAGCTCCTTGAGCCGGTTGGCGTTGTCCTCCCGGCGGGCGTGCAGTGCCTCGAGGTCCACGCGCCGGTCCTCGGGGGCGAGGAGGAGCCGGGAGTCCGGTCGGGACAGCCGCTCGATCGCGACCTCGGAGACGAACTGGTCGAGAGGCTCGGCGATGCGGGTGAGGTGGGAGCCGTTGCGGCAGCGGTAGGCCGGCTTCGTGACGTTCCCCCGGTGGGAGGTGCGGGTGGCGGCCGACCGCATGGTGGTGCCGTCGCCGCAGTAGCCGCACAGGTACAGCCCGGACCCCAGGTACACGAGGTCCGACGAGCGCGGGGCCCGTCGGCCTTCTGCGGTCAGGAGCCGGCGCACGTTCCGCCACTTCGCCGGGTCGACGATGGCCGGCCACTCAGCCGGGCCGACCTCCGTCCCTTCGTGCTCGACGATGCCTGCGTTGCGGGCCCGCAGGAGGACGTTCCGGAGGTTGCGGGAATCCCACGGCGTGCCGGCGGAGGTCGAGATGCTGCGGGAGGCGAAGTCTCGCGCGACCGACGACAGGGCCTCGCCTGCCAGCACCCGGTCGGTCGCTTCGGCTACCAGCTTCGCCTCTTCAGGGCGAACGGTGACGCCGTCGCTCTCGTACCCGAACGGCCGGCGTCCGCCGCGCCACTTCCCCGCAGCTGCGGCCTGAGCCTTCGCCGACTTCTGCCGCTCGATCATGTGGTCCACCTCGTATCGGGCGACTGCCCCGAGCTGCCGGGCGACCATCCTGCCCGAGGGTGTGGCGAGGTCGAGCGGGCCGGCCTTCACCGTGTGGACGGGTACGCCGCGCGGCTCGCAGGTGGCGATCCATTCCTCCAGCTCGGCCGGGCTGCGGTGGAGCCTGTCGCTGTGCCAGGCCAGGACGAGGTCAACCTTGCCGTCTCGGATGTCCTGCAGCAGCTGTCGGTAGCCGGGTCGGGGCTTCCCTGAGTAGGCGGACAGGTCGTTATCCCGGTGGACGGCGACAACCTGGCCGTTGAGCTTCTCGGCGAGTTCGCGGCACTCTCGCTCCTGGCGTTCGACGCCCAGACCGGCGCCTTCGCGGTCCTTGGAGATTCGGACATAGATCGCCAC